ATCTGGATACACGCCGCAGCGACCACGTTGGCCAGTGGGTTGACGGTCACCTGGCAGTTGGCCGCGGCCGTGGAGAAGTTCCACATGCTGTTCTGGGACGTGGAGGTCGTGTTCTGGTAGCACCAGATCAGCTCCTTCACTGGGTGGTTGAAGGACAGGCGCACCGTCTGGGAGGTGGCGGTGATGGAGTCACCGCCGGTGTGCTGCACCTGCTCGATCAGGTACTCGTGACCCTTCTGGGCGAAGCGGCGACGCTCCTCGGTGTCCAGGTACACGTAGTTGGCCCACACCTCGAACACCTGGGAAGAGGCGCCGAAGTAGTTGGTGAAGCCCGACGTCAGGTCGAAGTCCAGGCGGACCTCGTGGTACTGCAGGGCAATCAGGGGCAGGTACAGGCCTGGGTTGCGGTTGAAGAAGAACAGCAGGGGCAGGTACACGTAGTTCTTGTTGGTGGAGTCGTTGGCGACTGGGGACGAGGTCAGCTTGCCGTAGTTGATCTTGTCGGCCTCGTTCAGGAACACCTCGGAGTACAGACGGAACCACGCCTGGTAGTGCTTGTCGATGCGCTGGCCACCGATCGTCAGCTCGACGGCGGCGATGGCACGCTCAGCCACCCAGGACGAGTCGTAGCGGGTGTCGTTGGAGGTCAGGTTGGCCACCGCGGTGGCGGTGGGCTGCAGAGCAACGTACATGTTGCCGACCAGATCGCCGTTGCGGGCAATGGTCACGGACACACGGCCGCTGTTGGAGGGCGTGCCGTTCACGGTCTGCTGGATGTTCTCCATCGCAAAGTTCGTGTGGCGCTTGTACACCGCCTGGAAGAAGGTCACCTTGGGCTGACCGGTCAGATAAACGTCCTGAGCGCCATAAGCAACCAGCTGCATCAATCCGCCCGCCATTTGTAATAGTACCCAAGAAAAAAATTTAGACGGATTTCCATTTAAACCCGCCTGCTGATCGAGACGTACCCTTGCAACATTTGCTTATACGACCATTTCCGGCTCCAGACTTTTTGGATGCTTCCCGTATAGTATCGTACTCGGCTATAAGGGTCTTCAAGTCGAACGACCATTGCTGGATCTTCGTAAATTTTAAAGGCGAGTTTGTCTGGACATCTTCCCGATTCCCAAACTTCCAATTAAACCCCCCGGCCGTCTTGCGCGTCCCCTTGCATACTTTACCTATGTGTTCACTACACGCCCCAGACTCCCTTGCCGCTTCCTCAACCGACACGAACGTCCTGAGGAGTTGGGTCCCGTCCTTGGACCACTGCTGAACCTCCTTGCGGTTCGCCTCCTTCAAGAGTTCCTTGGCCTCGTCATCGTGATGCTTTCCAAACATGGCATGGAGTTCGCCTGAGCGGACGGAGCTCATGAGGGCTTTGGTGTCCTCGTGGAGCACCTTGTTCTTGTTCCCACCCGTCTCGTTGTTGTACCCGCCTGGAGCCAGGGTCCCACGCTGAGCAATCTCCTGGATCTCGAGTTCATCCAGGCGCTCTTGCCAGTCGCCTTCCCTGGGAAAACTGTGAAGAATTTCAATTGTAAATTGGTCCCATCCATGTAGACGAATGGCGTTGTACAGGTGGCGCTTTCGGCCGTTGTTCACGTCAGAGATGTGACCGTTCAGGCGAATTTGAAAGTCATCCTGAACCGTCTGACCTATATATTCCTTGTATGGAGGAGCTCCGCTCCGACCGAAATTCTCTGGAATTTCTCGCTCGAGCTTACACTTTATGGAATACACAAAGGGCATGCACTACTGAAACTAGTGTAGATTTCTTTAGCCGAGGCGCGCGCCCAGAAGACGCGCCGATTTTCTGGCGCCCTATTAAATGTCTCGTGTACCTCGCCCCCCACCACCCAGCCCCCCGCATGATGAGGACGAGGAGGAGGACCTCGACGAGATGGAGGAGATGGACGAGATGGACTTTGGCGACCCCATGGAGGCCCTGGGCGCTTTCCTTTCGACCGAGGACGGCGATACCGTCGCCACCGCCCTGGTCGGCCTGAAGGATGCGACCGAGAAGATCGCCCTGAACCTCGAGATGCAGAACAAAATTCTGGTCAAAATTCTGAGTGCCGTCTCCAAGGCTTCCTCTTGCTCGTGCATTTCGGAGCCCAAGTACACTGCCGCACCCGCTTAAAAAAGTCTGGCCCATTCTTAGTAATGTCAAGCGCCAAGAAAGTCCACACAATCCAGAAGGAGATTACTCCCGAACACGATGAAGAAATTCGGATGGCCCACCAGAGCACCGAAGTCAATTCATGGACGATCGAGGAACTTGAGTCAAAAATAACTCAAGCAGAGACCGATGCTGGTTTTCACATTCGAGCAAATACACTCGCGGCTGATAAGTCGTGGGCGTACGTATTGTTTCTGAATGACCAGGAGCGTGATGCGGATGGCTATCCGCTCAAATATATCGTAGAACACGTGAAGACGCGCAAGGAGCGCTTCATCAACAGTTGCCGAACCCTGCTGACGCGCGTGGATAACCTGAATGCGAACAAGCGCTCGAGCAAGGATGTGAATGACGACGAGTTTACACTTGAATTTCGGATTCGGCGTCTGATTGTAGATCGTCAAGAGATGTTCGATCAGTTCCGAATCTGGGATCGTCGGTTCACCCGTATCAACAACCCAACTCTCGCCATCGACAATAACGACTCCTCCCTGAAGGAGGACGAGTCCAACACGCCTTACCAGAAGCTGCTACTGTTTCTGCTTCATCAGGCGCACGACGAGGGGTACAGGCGGTATCGTGATCAGTGTTGTATCGAGATTCGCAACACCCGCGCCTGGAAGCAGGTCAAGGAGATTAAGGATTTCGTGTATGACACGACCCAGAAGGAGGACAACCCTGAGATGTGGAAGAACCTGACGAGCCGCGGCGGGCTGGTGAGCGACGTCGTGCGTCACCTGTCGCACTGTAAGGATTTCCAGTTTCCAGAGATCAAGAAGGATCGGCACACGTGGTCGTTCCAGAACGGCCTACTGGTCGGCAAGGACTGGGATGCCGATGCGCAAAAGTATCAGATCAAATTTTACCCCTACAAGTCGAAGGATTTTCGCGAGTTGGACCCAACCCTTGTGAGCTGCAAGTACTTTGACTTGCCTTTCGATTCGTATGATGAGCTCGAAGACTGGTACGACATTCCCACGCCTCATATGCAACGCGTCCTGGATTACCAGCGCTTCGATGCGGATGTCTGTAAGTGGATGTACGTCTTCTGCGGACGTCTGTGCTTCGAGGTGAATGAGCTGGACGGTTGGCAGGTGATTCCGTTCCTGAAGGGTATTGCGCGGTCGGGCAAGTCGACTCTCATCACCAAGGTTTGCAAGCTGTTCTACGAGTGCGAGGACGTGGCGACCCTTTCGAACAATATCGAGAAGAAGTTTGGTCTGCAGAGCATCTACCGTGGGTTCATGTTCATCAGTCCAGAGATCAAGGGCGATCTTCAGCTCGAACAGGCTGAGTTCCAATCGCTCGTGTCGGGTGAGGATGTGTCAGTGGCGCGCAAGAATGAGACGGCGCTGAGCATGCAATGGAAGACGCCGGGAATTTTGGGAGGAAATGAGGTGCCCAATTGGAAGGACAATTCAGGGTCTATTCTGCGTCGTTTGGCCACGTGGAACTTTGGGCGCCAGGTGGCTGATGCGGATCCCCACCTCGATCAGAAGCTCGAGCAGGAGATTCCCGCGATTCTGTGCAAGTGTCTACGGGCCTACCTCGACTATGCGCACAAGTACTCTGACAAGGACATCTGGAACGTGCTTCCCAAGTACTTCAAGACGGTACAGAGCCAGATTGCACAGGTCACGAACGCGCTCCAGCACTTTCTGTGTTCGGAAAAGTTCAAGTTCGGGCCCGATCTGTTCATACCTCAGACGCTCTTCATCGCCCGGTTCAACGAGCACTGCAAGCAGAACAACTTGGGAACGCATCGCTTCAATCAAGACTTTTACGCGGGTCCCTTCAGCGCCAAGGAACTCGAGGTGCGCGTCGATTCGAAGATTTACAACACAAGCGCCTACTCGACACAACCTTTCATCTTCGGTCTCGACTTTGTGGCACAAGAATAAAATGTAAGAAAATAGTAATGGAGGAGCAGACTCGAGCTCGGATCGCCAAGTTTCAGAAACTATGGCGATCCAAGCGCGTTTTCACCAACAACCAGGGGGCATGGAAGGTGTCCCCTTCTGCACTCACTGCCAAAATTGTCACTTTCAAACTGCCGACGAATTTTCGTTCTGTATTAGAAACTGCACCCAAGGGTTTCTCAGAGATCACGGGCTACAACTCGAGCTTTAAAAAGCCCGTGGTGCGTTGGGTCTCAGGCCAGGGGTGGATCGGTGACAAGGACGACGTGAAGAAGATCATCGCCAAACGCGGGCAGCAGACCATTGTCATGACCGACAAGTACTTTGACGTCATGGGTCTCGGCAACTACGAGGAAGCTCTTTTGGCCATAGTCAAGAATGGATGGGCCCCTCGTATCCTTCTCAAGGCGCCACCGACGTACAAAAAGATTGATGGCATTTTCTACATAAATAGATCCATCGCCCTCGAGGACCTGCGCGACGAGCTCAAGAAGCTCCCTGTGTCCATGGTCGACAGCATCAGCATATATGACGAGAAAGTCGGCGGCGTCCCGGCTATAGTCCTCAAGCTCAAGAGCCCCAAGTGGACCTATCAGTTCTTTAAGAACGGCACAGTACTTTTCACAGGTATCAAGGACCCTTCGGAACGCGAGGCGCCCAAGAAGCTTTTCAAGGAGCTTTTCGCAAAATACGAGATGGTTCCGTTCCTTGCTTTCAACCTCGCAAATTCCCCTGCGATAAAGAAACCTGCAAAGGGAGGAGACGCTGCGGCCAAAAAGGCCAAGTTGGCGAACAGGTACCCACTCGCCAGCTCATGGGACGCCACGCGCCAGGGTTTCTACGTGCGCCCCGGTACGAACGGCAAACCGCGATTCTACAAGTGGCGCAAGATGGAGCGCAATATCACTACTCGCGAGTGGATAAATCGCGGCGCCATGGGACTTGGCAAGAAGAACGCCGTCGTGGTTGCCACTGCGTTCAACAAGGCGGGTATCCCCATTCCTGCCGCGACGCGCAACATCTTCACCCGGCTTGGCTTTCCACTCGAAGAGCCGCGAAGCGCTTCGGTCGCGGCCGGTCCCAAGAACCGCCGGGCGCCGAGCTGGAACGCGACCAAGGAGGGCTTTTACGTGCGCCCTGGCCCTGGTAAGCAGCCATACTGGTTCGCAATTCCAACGGGACTCGCCTCCGGTCGCAAGACTGTGATAAAGACGTACACCGACGCTGGACGCAACATCCCTGCGGCGGTCCGTGCGATTTTCAAGATTCCCGCCAACGTCAAGACGAACGTCATAGCTCTGGGTAATAATGAATTCAAGCCGGGGTTGCAGCACCTCGTCACCATGGGTCTTAACCAGATCCTGCGCATCAACAACCGGCAGGCGACGCGCCTCACGAAGGCGGAGCTTCTGGGCGTTGCACGGAACATGGAGATTCCAGAGGCGAATGCGAAGATGGCGCCATCCGATCTCATAAGTCTGATCCAGAAAAAGGCGAACGTTTACAAGCCTGTTCGCAACGCCAATCTAGTGGTAAATGGCGTATATTACAGATTCATGAACAATGGCCGGGTGGAAAAGACGACGGGCCAGGGCATCCAGACCCGGCGCGCGTGGGCAACCCTACCAGTCGAAGAGCAGAACAAGATCGCAAAGACTCTTCTTCCCTCTAATTTACATTCAGAATTCAATACCACTGCCAAGGCGAACAAGTTCAACACCCTTCGGGCATACTTGACGGGCAAGAAACCCGTGGTCGCTAAGGCCCCGAGCCCGCCACGCAAGGCGACGCCGAGCCCTTCATCGGCGGGTTCCAACAACAACAATGCGCTGGCTCTTCAGTTCGAGTACGCAGTTCGTCTCGGGCAGAATTTAGGCAACCTTTCTCGCCCAGGAAATGAGATGCTCTTTATGAACATTCACCGCAAACTTCCACTGGGTGTACGTGGAAAGCCACTCAAGGCGGCTGTTAACCAAGCGTATAAAAAGTTCGTCAAGGAGACGGCGGCCGAGCGCAAGAACGAGCCATCCAAGGCGCGGTTCGTTTCTCGAATTCAAGTTCCAAATTGGATGCCGACCAACAAGGTTCAGATGTACAAAAACTTGGTCGTCAGCTTGGCGTTCCAGAAACCCAAACCTCCTCAGAAGAATATCAAGGAGGCTGTAAGAGTCTGGATAAACAGCGAGGTGCCCATGAGCCCTGCGCGCGCCGCCCGTGAGGTCGAGAACGTCATTACGGGCGAGAAGCGCGTGATCCCTGCTTACGTGCCCAAGCGTCGGGCGACCCCTTCGATTCCCAAGAGAAGCCCTCCCCCTAAAAAGAGCCCCAAGCCCAAAAAGTACAACGCTTCCAAGAGCCCACGGCTCCAGAAGGAGTATGCACTCCCCCGCAACCGCTCAGCAATTCAGGACCTAAATAACGCAATATCAAATATGGGGCTACCTACCGGCACCAAGAACACATACACGTGGTCGGGATTGGCACGGGCGGGTCTGAACGCCAAGTTCCGCAACAACTGGCTGAAGCACGTCGCGG